GTATTTGTAGCGACACCATCAAAATTTGGAATGGAGTTAGATGCAACTAGAACATCACCATTAAATTTGGAGTAAGTGTTCTGTGTATTAGCTACAAAGTTTGAGATATATGGATGTTTTGTTGAGTCTCCCTTAAGTAATTGATTTTCAATGAAGAACTCCCCGCTCATAGGAAGCTGTTGACTATACTGAACAGTAACATCACTAGCAGACGATACAGTTTTTACCTCACCCAGGATAGAAACAGTGCTATCAAAATTCTCATATCTTACAGAATACCCTTCCTTAAGTAAACTATCTACTAAAAACTTGTGCTGATAGGTAAAGTTGTTTGCATCAACTACAATAGTTTCTGCAATTTTGAATTTTGACTTTACATTAGTGAACCAATTATTAGCCTTTTTACCCTCAGATTCAAGACCCAGTGACTTTATCTGAATCGTGTCATCTTTTTTGAAGAAATATGTTGATTGATCTTGTTTAAAATCCTTTAATGTAGAAGTAAATCTGACTCTAATTTCTTCAGATGTAGTAATACCAACATATGCAAATGAATACGAATCAAATTTTACATCAACTCTCTTGGGAAGCTCATCAACAACAGTGGTGTTAAAGAATTGATTAGCAGTTTTTCCACTATAAGCTATACTTACTTCTTCGCCATCAACATTATCAACAACAATATTACCAAATTCGGGGAAGTCAATTGTAGAATCCACGTTAATAATCGTGGCACCTATACTTACAGGCTCAAGAAGTCTTGTTAATGGGTTTGGTTTGAACTCACCAAAGATAGATCCTGCAACGTCGGTGTCTCTAGAGAATCCACCGTCAATACTGATTTGATAAAATTGGAACTTATCATAGGGAATCACCTGTACATTGGTGACAGAACCACGTGCCCCGGTCTCTTTTTGGAAGATAGTGAGGTTTTTGAGTTGTAGTGGGTCACCCTGAAGTGCTTCAACAACAAAATCTTGTGTTACCTTGTAGTCTGCATTTGATGGTGTGAAAAGAAATTGTGAAGGTTTGATGATTTCTACATCTTCACCATACAATGCTCTGAACAAAATCTCATATGACTGATCTGTACCCTTTGAAGAGTAGAAACTATCAGAATTGAAAATGAAGTTTCTTGCATCAAGACCTTTGAAGAAACTCCTGTCTTGGAAACCTGGAGTAAATTGTGTCTTTAACTTCGTGAAAAATTGTTGTAGAAACAGTACGTTCAGGTTCTGAACTTTTGTTCCTGTAGTATGTTCATCTATCTCTGTCTGTGAGAAAGTCAGTTCATCAGGAGAACCTGTGGTAACATACGTCGTGATACCACTGAATCCCCTACTACAATTCTGAAATACGGTATCAGTCTTCGATTCGTAGAATATAATCTCATTGTCAATTTTAATTACACCATTCGTCTCAGAAAATCCTTGTGTAGACTTTACAGTTACATCTGTCTCAACGTAGTCCAGATCTTCATCAAGAGTTGTTTCAGTTACTAGATTACAAAGTTCCTCTACTTTTACATATTGATCGATATTATTGATGATATCAACAGGACCACCTTGATATTCCTGAGAAATGTAGTATTGCTCAAGAAAATCTGTTAGGAGAGGAAAGTCCTCTCTAACATACCTAGGAATTTGACTGGATACAATTTCCTGAAACTTGACTCTATCTACTGCCATTTTATATCTGTATTAGTAGGAGGAACTGCTAGATGATGGTGAGGACATGGTGTAAGGACTTCCACCACCTGTAGTAGGTGTTGATGGTGTTGTACCACTGGGAGTGGTTGAGGTGGTGCCAGAGACCGTTTGAGTGGTGTCTGAGCTACCGGTTATAATTGCGGTACCTCTTACCAGTTTGTTAACCCCATAACTTGAGGACACGATGTAATTGGTTCCTGAAATGTCATTTCCTGAAGAAATGTTGTCAGCAATTACGTCAACTGTTGTATTATTTACATCCAATTGTAGGAAGAGATCTTGGAGGCCAATTACGTCATTTGATAATGGATTTGCAGAAACTTCAATCAGAGGAGCGTTTCTATTAACTACTGTAGAAATGATATTAATAGGATTAAGTTTGATTTCACCTTTCTTGTAATCGATGATACCAATGTTCTGTTTAACGATAATTGGTTCAGTCGAGGAGTTTAACTTGAAGAGGAAGATAGTTCCTTTATCAAGATTGCCAGATGGTTTATCACCCATATACACAGTTCCACTGATACCACTTACAGTGAATCCAGATGACTTAATATTGAATCCAATTTCACTCTTGAGATGAATACGATTACCAAATCCGAGAGTATATTCTACAAACTGATTGAGAGAAGGTGTTAAGTCTCTTCTCATGTTGATTGTAGTGATGTTTGATGTAATAGCCTCATGACTATCATCAACAACCTTTACGAATTTACTATACTTAAATCTAGCCCCAAACTTATTTAACTGAGTAGAATCAGCGTATTTTACGAGATTATTGGTAACAATTGAACTGACTTGTGCTGCTCCATCTGCTTTATTTGTATCATAATAAACATTCGTTTCAACATCGACATATAGATACTTCAGATCAGTAATTTCTGTAATGATTCCAGCTACAGAATACTTTCTAAGTGTAAGTTTAATATTTCTCTTTACTTCTTCAGATAAGAAGACACCATTATATGGTTTAATACTAATGAAGACTTTACCAAATTGTGGTGGGTCAAGTTCTTCACCACCATATGATGTTACTGATTCAGCCTCAGTATAGATTCTTGGAACAATTGTTTCAAAGTCAGATGCTGTAACAGCTCTATGTTGTGATGCATAGATGTTAGGTGCTAGTTTTTTAATTGATTCAACACTCTCGATTGAATCACCACCACCTGATGGATCATTAACAGTAACACCAGAAATACCCTCAGTAATTGGATTACCATTGTTATCAATGATTCTACCAGCAAATGAGAATGATGCAATGTTGTTTGGAGCTGCACCACTACATGAAAGGTAAGATACTTCGATGAAGTTTGGCTCCTCTACAGGAACACCAAAAACACCATCACCAAACAGTAACTCATATCTCTCACCCTCAGACTCTTTCAAGAAATAAAGAGGTGTATCTTTATCAGCACCAATGAAACTATCATATTGAATAAACTTTCTCTTTACAGATGATTGTTGTGTCTCTCTTACGATTACATTGATGGTTTTAGTGTCAATACCAGCATTTGGTAAGATATACTTTTGATTTGGTGTTCTTGAATTGACAGCGAATGTCTGTGTCAAATATGAACCTTCATAGATGACAATGTCTGAGAAAACTGCTCTTCCAGTTGAATCTACAGGAACAGTGATGTCTTCCATCACACAATATGTGAATGATTGTTTTGCAAACGTAGAAGAACTTAAACAGACAGGACCAGCTTTCAATGTAATAGCTACAGTGTTTGATCCAGATGCATTAACTGAAAAACTGATCTTGGCTCTTGATGATTTTCTAGAACGAGGAAGATATCCAATATTTCTTGCAATTGATACAACGTTTTCTCTCAGAGTCGCACTATCAAGAAATACTTCATTCGATACCATGTTGGCATTGTATGAAGCAATATATGTGTTATATGCTAACGTGTCTATGATGGTCGATAAGTTTGATCCCTCAAAATCATAATCCGTAAAGTTAGAATTAGATTTGAGGTAGTCTTTGATGGATTGTTTAATCTCATCAAAATCGACACTACTGAAATTTACTAAAGGCATCTTACCTAGTGGGTTCTAATGCGAACTGGAGTTGTTGTATCTCTGCATCAATACCAACGATCTTATATCTTATCGTGACATTGAATTCATGAGCGTCAAAATCAGGTGTTACATCAATTTCTTGTACAATAATTCTGGGTTCAAAGTTTTTAAGACAAATCTCAATTTGAGTTCTGATTGCAAATGCTGTTTGTGAATCGAAGTTCTCAAACAATAACTTATAAACGTTTGAACCCAGAACAGGGTTAAATGGTCTCTCACCAGGAATTGTCAGAATGAGATTACGAACTGATCTCGCAATTGCATTCTCATTACGGAGTGACACAAGGTCAAAATTCAGGGGATTAACCTGAAAAGTGGCACTCACGTCACGAAACGCTTTACTGGTCCTTTCTGCTGGCACCTGAGTAGATACTATAAATCTGCTTTATTTAGGTGTGTTCTGACAGAGTTTGTTGTCCACACTTGCATACATGATCTGGATGACTGCAATCCTCTTCAGATTCAAACAATCCATCCTCATTTACAATTCTTTTATTTTTTGGAGTCTGTTTGTCGTTATTAATTTCTCTGAGCAGATTGTCTTCCATTTGACTTAGAATATAATTACTATCTATGGATCAGAGTAACGTCCATCTTGTGAATGGTACATATCAACTGAATCCTCTTCCTTACGTTCTTTTGATGTCTTCCAGAAGTATTCATCCTCTCTTCCCATACCAAGACGTTCAAATCCATTCTCAACAGAATAATATTGAGTTGATACCTTGAAGTCTGGCATCTTTGGATCCTCAGGTGTCAAACTGTTATCAAAGATACGCATTCTGTTATTTGGATATAATGCATACTGTCCGTTCTCTAGTTCAATCAGATTATGTGACTTATGTTCTGCTGGATTCTCTGATGTTGCACAATCAATAGCATCAGGGTCTTGATGATAGTTATCTAAGGTACAAATGTATGTTCCCTTCATGATACCATGATC